CCGACGCATCATCCAGTTATGGAACACGTAGAGGTACTGATCCGATACTTCTTCTTTTATGAAGAATGGTCGAACGTCGTTACCTGCTAGCCAGTCGGCACCACAGGACTCCCTAAAGGGCCCGGACCAATACGACTTCTTGGTGTTAACCGTGAAGCCGAACCAGTCCAAGGACTCCCGAAGGAGAGTAGTGGCCTCAATGGGGACAACGATGTCATCCCCAAATATGCCGATGTTTCTAGCGTCTCCACCCACGATGTAGGTAGCTGCCTCGGCCAGAGCCCAAAAAATCAGGCTCTCAAGCTCAAAGGTATAGCCATTGCCCATACTACTGAATTTCTCCAGCGGTAAGGACACACCGTGATAAGAAACGGTCCCAGTCCGAAGAGAGCCGAGGAATTCGACCCACTCCGGAGGTAACAAACTAGAAACACACCCAAAGGCCAAGGTATCGCTAGCCGAACTGAGATCAATCGTCGTGAGACGACCAGTCACAGAGCCCTCACGGGCCAGGCGGCGATTATGCTCTTGATCCGTCAGGTCTTGACCAGCAAAACGCAAAATCCTGTCTTTTAGGTAGGACCCCACGCCGAGTTGGAAGAACCCATTGAGAATGGGCTCGACTACTATCGGGCGATGGGTTTTTGCGTTCTTAGGCACAAACACCAACTTACCGTCATCTACACGTACAGCTACTCGCTGCCGGAAGTAAAGAGGGTCCGCCTCCCAAAGAGGGAGGAGGCTATGCGATTTCTCGCAATGCTCCTGGACCCAATTAGGTACTTCTTGAAGGAAGATACCTAAATACGGTAAAAGGTCTTTGCTACACGCAAGTGTGGCCGAAAGCTTCGCTGAAAGCGAAGCTTGTGCCCGACTGATGCTGGTATTAGCCCCCGGGCCAAAACGAAACCCTAGGCTACTGAGGGGTGGAACCCCACCTAAAACACGCTCGATTTGCCATCCTGCCCGGTGAAATACCTTCAGGACGTCCCCTATGGGACGGGCATGCTCTAGACGAAAGTTCGTCTCCTCACACTGTAGTTCTGCCTTAAAGAAGGCGTCAAACGCTTCACGCTCCGGATCGTAACCAAGCGGGATCCAAGGGTTCTTTTTAATTAACCCTTGTATCTGCACGGCTGCCCGGAAGTCATCGAGCGAGGTCTCAAAAGGGACCTCGTATTCAATGAGCTCCCGGAACTTACCAGCTTCGAAAAGCTCGAGTAAGTAGTCCGAATAGGGGCCACAAGCGGATGCTACAGCGACCTCCGCGAGAAAGCTCATTTGCTCCTCACGGCTCATCGGCTCATCCCAACCACGAAAGTTGGCACAACTCATAAGGAATACCTCACAAGATACAAGTACTGAAGTACAGGAGTGGACAGTCTAGTTTTAACGCTAGACAGGCGCTTACTGGTTAGTAAGCGCT